TGCCGCAATAATTCATTATTACTCCATTAACCTATTAATTCTTCATATTCTTGAATTGCTTCTTCAATATGAAATATTCCGTTTTCATCAATCATTCTATCTTTGTATTTTGGTCCAAAAATATAAATGCCATGTATTTTATCTAATTTTATTCCAATCCAACTTAAAGATTCATACATTATATCATGATTATTTTTTTTAATAGTTAGATATAAGTTTGGTTCATCATATGGATGATCTTTAATATATGGCATTTTATCTATTTCATTTGATAATATTTGACACCATATTTTAATAATTTCATTTTTATCCCATTTATATATTTTATCTCTTTTACTTGGTTTTGTAGTATCATACTTGGTTTCAAAATGTAAAGTATATTTTTGTTTATAGTCAAATATTTGTTGATTCATATCATACTGTTTAAACCAAGAAATATGAACATTATTTGGGATATTAATAGTATTATCTGGAAGAATAATTTTTGGCTTTTTAGTTTTAGTTTCCTCTTTTTTCTTTGGAAAATAAGCTTTATCAAATTCTTCTCGTGAATATACCGTCCATTCTGGTTCTGGCAATTCAAATGATGGACTAGAAAATTTTATATCAATTTTATTTAATGGAGGATGGAATTTTGTAATATAATATTTTTCATAAATCATCATATCTCCATCTGATTCAAAAGTTGCTATATCAATTCTTGTTACATTATCAAAATATGGATTTTCTCGTAAATGTTGTTTAAAACGTTCAACGAAATCATTTGTGCGTCCAACATATAATAGATGTTCATCACCATAATATTTATAAACGTAATATTTATCCATAGTAATTCCTTATAGCGGTATTGACATAATATATTTTTCTTCATCGGTTAGTGGTACAATTGTTGCCTGATCTGTATACCCACCATGCATATGTTTACTTAGATATTTCGTCGCAGCAGTCTTAGTTATTCCGGTAAATTTTTCAAATGTTAATTCTAATTGATTAATTCTCCAAAGTTGTGCTTCCGATGGACGGTTTTTATTACACATAAATTTATTCCATGAATGTTCTATTCTAAAAGAACCATTTCTATAATTATTTAAATTTCTTACAAGTAGTTCTGCAACTTCTTTTTGTTCATATGAAACATCTGGTACATTATTTTTATTATTAATAATAATATAACTCATAAATATTCCTTTTCTTTAATTATTTATAATACTAAAATCAACATTCTCAAACAAGAAATCTCTTCTATCATCAACATCTGGCCCCATCAACATTTTAAGTGATTCGGCCGCAGCTTCCACATCTCCAATAGTAAGTACTTCCAAATGCCTATCAGTTTTATTCATCATAGATGCTTCCATATCTTCACTTGTCATTTCGCCAAGACCTTTATTGCGGCCTTGCTCCCAATCTGGATACTTTTTTCTAAGTTCCGCAAGTTCAGCATCGTCATAGGCAAATACACGCTTATTTCCTTTGCTCAAACGATATAGAGGTGCGCGCAACCAGCACAGCCTGCCCTCTTCAATGAACTTCGGCATAAGCACATAGAACATTGTAGCAATCAGACACATAATAGCATAGCCATCAACGTCAGCATCTGTAGCAATTGCAACCTTGCCATAATTGAGTTTGCGCGCGTTATATTTCTCTTGAATACCACATCCAAGCGCAAGAATAATATCACTTACTTCTTGATTTTCAAGACATTCATCAAGCGGATGCTTCATTAGATTCTTAACCTTACCACGTACTGCGTAGAGCGCTTCGGTCTTTACATCGCGTGCAGGCATTAGGCCTCCTAATGCCGAATTACCTTCACTAATAATTAGCATTGATTCCTGCCCGTGTTTTTCGCAATCCTTAAATTTATCAGAACTGCTAATCTTACGCTTCTTTTGCTCTTGCTCTTTTTTCTCCATATTCATAATGGCTTCACGAGCGCGAGTCGCTGCGGCTTCTGCTTTCTCAATTTTAGTAAGCATTTCAGCAATAGCATTAAACTCATTTGGATATTGAGTATTCATATCTTTAAGAGCATTACTAAATGCGGTAGAAGCAAGTGTTCTTAATGAAGCATTATTAATTTTAGATTTAGTTTGGTTTGCAAAAGAAGGATTCTCAACTTTACAGTTAATAACGTAGAATAAATTCTTACGAATATATTCGCCTTCAAATGAAGCATTGGCAAGACTATTAAATGTCTTCGTAATAGCAGCGCGGGCACCAGTAACTGGAGTCCCACCTTCAGGACATCTCAAGCCATTTACAAACACATATGCAGTTTCACTGCGAGTACCCCATTGAAAAGCAATTTCAAGTGAATCTGTACCATCCGTAGCTGAACCAGTAATGATATGTTTATGCAGCGGTTTCTTAATCGTTTGTGAAACAAAGTCTACAATACCGTTTTTCGCGCAGTAAGTTTTCTTTTCACCTGTATCTACATTACTTACAATAAATTCAATACCAGAATATAAATAAGAAATGTCTTGAATATCTTGACAGATTCTATCATAATCATAACCTATTGCACCATTAGAGAATACTTCTGGGTCTGGACTAAATTTAATATAGGTTCCATCTTTTTCTTCTGTCTTACCTTCAGTATATGATTGAAGAATACCCTTATCAAAATAAGCGCAAGCATATCTTCTATTTCTATAACTTACTACTTTAAATGCTAGTGCCGAAAGACATACACAAGAACCACCAATACCATTTAAACCCGAGGCGTTCTTATATACTTCATGACCAAACTTGCCGCCAGTATGACTTTTAGTGAAGATAGATACAAGAACATTCTCTCCATCTTCACGAATACCATATGGTACACCGCGTCCATAATCGCGCACAGACACAGTATTTTCTTTTGTGTCCACTACAATTTCAATACGCTTACCAAAGCCGGCAAGTGCTTCATCAGTACTATTATTGATGATTTCCTTCAAAGCCTGATATGTTCCTTCAATGTCATCACTTCCAAGATACATTTGAATACGAGTACGAACGCCCTCGCGGAAGTCCAGGCTCTGAATAGAGTCAATATCATACTTATCTGTCATTTCATCACATCCTTCTCTTCTTTACATATAATTATATCATAATTTTTATTAATAGTCAAATTTTTGACTTTTCAAATTTACATATTCAAACTCGTCAGTTTCAGTGAAAGGAAAAGTAATATATTTTTTCTTTTCAACGGTAATGGTTTTTTCATTGGCTTCAACAAATCCCATGTAATCATCAATACATACGGGCGCGTTAAGATCCTGTTTCATCAATTCTTTAATTAGATCTTTAACCAACATATTACCACCCTCTTACAAATATACATTTTCGGCAATCTTTAAATTCTTTATCACAGCAACTATAGTAGTGATGAAAAATTTTCTTATTCAATTTACGGAAAAACCAATTAATTTTATAGTACCAAGGTTGTATCATTTAAATCACCTTCAGTCCAATTAGCATATTTAATAGCCATCCAATAATACCAAAAATACAACCTACCATTCTAGTTCCTTTATCTTCATTATTTCCCAAAATCATTAGTTCCAATCCAATACATACTAACATTGTGGGTAAATTCATTACTTGCATCATTTATTAAGTTCCTCCAATGCTTTTTCTATACATTCTCCCAAAAGATAACAACGAATAGTACAATCCATATAGCGTGCGGCGCTATTGCGACTTGCGGCATCAAGAAGTGCTTTCATATCAATACCAAATTCTTGAACCGCCTCAAGCGCGAGGTCAATATTATGTGAAAGATATTCTTCACACACACTTTCTGATTCATACCAATAAGTACCATTACCAGTAATACAATCTTCAGACCAAAGAAGATCATACCAATAATTTGTAATATCATCTTCATTCATAGGTTCGGCCCAAAGATCTGGATTATTTGTTATATAATCTTTAATATCTTTAACCATTGCGGCGCGATAATCATATTTTTCCATCATTCGTCTCCTGTAGTAATACTCAGTCCATTAAGTTTAAGTTGAAAATCATTATCAAAGAGTCCAGCCATTACTTCATCTGCTTTATGAATGTAAAGTGGTTTAGTATCATTATACTGGTTATAAAGCATATCATTCCAATCAATAATTTCCAGACCAATATATCCATATGCTTCTGCTTTGGCTTGTAGCGCCCGCTTATTGGAAGTGAGCACCTGTCCATTGTTAGAAAATGCTTCATAAAGTAGTTCTTTAGTTTTGCCAGTTCCACGTTCGCGTGCAATTACTTTCATTCTAGTACATCTCCTATAATAGTATAGATTTCTTTATTTTCAAAAAGGCGTTCAAATGTATAGCCTTTTTTTATTAAAAGCTGATATTGTGCTGAATCAGTAATTTCTACAGTATATGACATTTTATCGGATGGTACTGTGCGTGGAGCAAAGATAATTACTATTATTGCTATTATCGCTATTATACTAAGTATAGCGGTAGGAATATAAGCTTCTTCATTGGCTGCAATAATTGCACAAACGGCGCATACTACAGTAAGGACTATTGACACCGGTATCCACCAAGGGGTCATCATTACAGGCGAGGTTGCTAATATTTCCATATATATCTCCTTATTTTATTGTTAATTCACAGAGTGAATCATGCTGCTTTGGATTAGATACTGCGTGTAAATTTAAACCGAGTTCAAAAGTAGAATTATCCATATAGGCGAGTTTAGTATCATTCCATCCGCCATAAATATAAGTTGGTTCACTTATCATTTGTATTGTTTGAAGTTCGGGAATAGCTAACATACTTAAAATTACTTCTTTACCTTCAACATTTCTAAAATTATTAGGCAATTTAAAAATGAAATTAGCGGCTTCACCAGATGCTAAATCAATATCAGTCATATTAATGTTTTTAGTGCCACAGAAGGCACATTTTGGCGCGAATATATCTAATGCTGCGCCACAATTCTTACAATTTGTTCTACTCATAGAAACCTCTTTTTCTTTTATTATATCATAAATTTTATTTTTTGTCAAATCTAAAATTCCAACATTTATCAAACAACTCTTTATTATCAATAGAGCATGCTATACAGTATCCATCCATACCGTCTACATTTCCAAAATCACTACAACCAGTTAATTTTTCTAAACGATTTCGTAAATTTATAATAGTATATTCATCATTATTTAGGAAAACATATAATTGTTCTCGTGACTGCTGGTCTAAAAATTCTTTATTCATTATTGTTCTCCCATTCAATATTCAAATTACGCTTATAGTCATAACAGATATGATTGTCCGCGGCAGTATCTAATCGTGAAATAGCATCCTGATAGCATATTTCTTTTTCTTTAAATTCTTCAATAGAATAACCATCTGCTTTCCATTCTTCCCAGGCTTCTGTCAAGTCCTCTTCCCATTCATATGAAATTTTAATTTTTACTTTCATAATTACTCCGTTGCGGCGGTTCGCCCGTTAGGGCGAACACGCGCCGCTTATTTTATTCTTATTTTATTTTATTTGTTATGTGTACGCTCAACGGACACTTCAGCGTATGTTGACCGGTCACTTCCGTGATGCTGAGCGGTTGTACATCCTTTCAACGGACACCATAAATTAGTTAAAAATAAGTGACCGTTGAGCGGATGCTTCGGTCTTACTCCATTATCTTCTGATAATTAATTCTTAACTCCTTATATGGTATATGTGTCAGGTAGCCCAATTCGCACAATTTATCACGAGCCTCACGGTATCTGGAGGAACTGGTAAAGCCGCAAGCCTTACATATAGTTTCTTCAGCTGGTCTAAAATCATCACTATTCTGTTTCTGCATTATTAAGTAGTAGAGAAGTGTGCGCCAATTTCCATTTTTGCCTGGTATCTTCTCATTAATCTTCTGAAACATCTTCGGTGTGATATAGCCATACGTGCCTTCATCGTACACACTCTTGTCTACATCGCTTGTAAGCGCGAGTGCTTTCAAATTGGCCATATTTACCTCTTATTTATTGTTAAATTTTTCCATAGCGTCGAGCATATTAAAAATAATATCTCCTTTAGTCCCATATTCACAAGCATGATCTTCTATAATTTCATATAGACGCTTATATTCCAATGGCGATATTGTAATAATTATCTCTTCCAGGTTCTCCGGTGTATAGATATTCATTTAATATACTCCTTTCTATTTCTATATAAATTATAATATAAATTATACAAAAAGTCAAATAAGAGAAGCGAAATTTCAACTCCTCAAATAATTATGTATCATTAATCTTGCTTCAAATATTCCAAAACTACTGCACAATTTTCAGCGAGTTCTTGATATATTTGTTGATCGTAACTGTTCGGTTTTATTCTTTTTGTCAACTCTAATGCTTCACTTATGAACCCTGCAACAGATTCCATTGCTTTGATTGCTTCTTTTTTTCCCATAATATTTACCTCAAAAGATTTTACTTTCTCGTGTTATTTAACTTTCTTGCGTTCTCCGTCAGCGCAATACCAATCCGGTCTTGTTGCATACTGATAGCATATACTGTTTCCGTTACTACACCCTTCTCCGTCAAAATGCCTACAATCCTTGCACCGGATGATTTCTGAATCACGGTCTGCATATCCCTTCTGATACTGATCTCTGTCATACTGCAATACTTTCAGCAGTTCTTCCTTATTAACGTTAATGCCGACTTTCATAACTGCTTTATATATCTCACCTTCAATTTGACTTTGCATTTGAGTCTGAAAAACTTCAATCGGATTTTGATAGCTCATTCCCACTTCACCTCCATCATTTGTTCTTCGGTTGGTTTTTCATTCCAACAACGCCATGTCTTTCCATATTTATACTTTGTATTTAGAAGCCAACGAAACACATCTTTTATTGAACAGTATTGCGGCGCTATTCCAAAACGAAACTCGCAGAATACTTTCTTCGTTTTGATTTCATTTGGTAATAAGACTTTTGCCATTTGCTTCATAACCGGTTCCTTCCAATGCATCGTTGATCTTATTGAGGATTTCAGCTATATCTTCTTGTCTAACGTCGCTCATTGCTTTCACCGACCTTCCCATGTAATAGGTTGACCACATTCGCCACAGTAATGCTTATTTGAACACCAAAAAAGCCTTGATTTACATGACGGACAATTCGTTATTGGATTGCCAAACCCATCAACATAATCAGTTTTTACGCTTACTGCTTCCTGCTCTTTCAGCAGACGATTATATTTTGCCTTCATGTTACTAAAATTATCTTCATTTGGAATAATATTATCTATGATTTTTCCATTTTTAACGTTATCAATAGCAGATAAAACAGAATCTCCATGATAATCAGAATGTCCTGCAAATTTTGAGAACAAATAATCAAATCTATTGTCCTGCTCTTTCAGAAGGTCGAGAGCGTCACTTGCGATGTTTTTAATACAATAACCTCTCCCATAATACGGGCATCCATTGCACGGTACACCGTCTGTTATAAGGCATTTCAGCCCTTTGATAACCTTCTCCCTGTCAGGCATCGTCATCCCTCCGTTCTCCTTCTGCACAGAACCAATCCATTGTTACATATCCGCACCTTGAGCAATATCCATTTTCATAAGGTTCTTCTTCTGGTAAATCGCATTTCTTGCAATCCTTGCACCGGACAAGTTCTTTTGTTGGTTCCCATCTTCCATTCACATAAAAACATATGGTTTGTTTCTACAATAAATCATCATTCATCTTTTTTCACTCCATCAGCACAGTACCAATCTGGTTTTCGCTTTCTACTTTGTGATTGGCAATAATGGTCATATGATTTTTCGCTATTCCATTTACACTCACAGCAATATACAATCTCTGGTTTTTCTTTTTCCGACAAAATTGCTTGCATTCCACTATATAATGCCAACGTCTTAATGACCTCTTCCTGCTCTTTCAGCAGCGCAATGGCATCATTCAGCGCATCAATATGCACCCCAACACTCTTGTCAACCCATTCCTTGTCTTCGAGATATCTTCGGGCATCATGTACACTTTTGATAATCTTCTCTCTGTCCATTTAATCACCGACCTTTCATTTTTACCCCGCAGTTTGGGCAATACTTGCTTAAATACTCTGTACCGTTTTGATAACTTGGAGCATAATCATGGCAAATACTACATTCCATTCCACCTCGACCATTTGTGACAGGAATCCATTCCCCTGTTTTCGCTTTCTGCTCTTTCAGTAGGGCAAGGGCATCTGTAAGCAATTTTTTACAACTCAATGCTTGTTTTTCTTTCCCGTACTGACATTTCATGCAATTTCCATTACCTACACATTCTTCCAGCCCTTTGATAATCTTCTTATCTGACATTCTGCTCACTCATCCTTAAGTTTATTATTACATTCTCTAAAGCCATTAACAAACTTTCCTTTATCTTTTACTTGTGCCAATCCCATACAATTTGCCAAATGATGAGCACGTGAGTACATTGGATAATTATCCATCATTTCTAACAATTTACATGCTTCTACCGCAGGATTATCACAAGTGGATATATAATCACAATAGGCTTCTCTTAAAATATGATTAAGACTATACTCATCATATCTCTCAATAGGAGAACCAGAATATGCAGACATATATTCACTAACCGCTTGATCCCATGATTTACCGCTTTGCTTAATAGCATAAATTAGATTAAGAGTATGATCTGTCATTATATTATTATCACCTTTCTATGAATTATCTATCTTCTATCGCGAGGGCGCAATCCTCACATATATTTGGATATTTACAAATATTACAATCATCTGGAGTGATTGGCGGCAAAAACTTCATTACATCAATGTATAGCATTGTATTACATGTCTTACCATATTGATGATAAGGACATTCATCACAACTATAATCAATAAGCATACAACACTTTATGCCTTTAACAATTTCAGCATTTGTCATTGTTTTCTCCCAATATATCTTCCAATAAAAGTATTTCTTCTATCATAGATTTTAATTCTTCCTTTGGTGCGCCGAAATCATCTAATATCATTAGCTTCGCGCGTGCGCCAACTAAATTGGAGATAGGATACATATAATCTGGGCATTTTTCACCTATATTATGATAAGGATTATCAAGTTCCTCTAAGTACCCATGAAGAGTACAAACAGGAGTAGGATAATCACCGGTCATATATTCGGTATAGCAATGATTACAATTTTTACAAATTTTCTTCATTCCCATTTAATTGTTCTTCCCGATTCTAGTCCCCGTCTGTATGCCGCCCTAATTTCTTCATCCTGCTTTTTCAATAGGGTAATCGCATCAACGCAAGCATCATATGTTATTTTATTGTCTTCGTTTAGGTCTTCCGGCGCTATATCTTCACCAGTTGAGGGATTAAATGTTATCATTGCTTTTGTAAATTCTAATCCATAGATAATTTCTTCTATATCGTGCATCTTATTCTACCTACCTTTCTATATATAAATTATAATATAATTTTTATAATTTGTCAAATAATAAGATATTGATTTAATAAGGACGAATTCGACCTGCTATTTTATGTTTATTTTTATTTTGTTCTACAAGTTCTTCAATAGTCACAGTATCATCAATACGACGCCATAAAAACTTTTTATGTGAATGTGCTGTATGGTTGCAACAACGATTTACTTCATTTCTATCAAAGCCAGCAGCAATAACATCTTTAGAACTTTCATAAATATGAACTAATTCTCCATCTAATGTATATTGTTCAATTGGAGTGCCATTAATAATTGCTCTTTTCTAGGCAGAACGCTTATTCTTTTCTTCTGTTCCTATTCCATAATTTCTTAATACATAACTAGCTGTAATATAACGGCATCCTAAAATATTTCCTATTTCTGAACATGTATGCCCTTCATTCCATAATTTTAGTATTTCGTCTGGTGAAAATTTATTATCTCCATCTCCACCCAAAGTGGCATTATATCCATTATAATAACTATTATATTGTGCAATCCAATAGCGCTCGCGCATGTTTAATACTTCATTTGGAATATTGTCCTCTACTAATTCCATACTAAAATGCTCTACTCCATATTTATTTATAGCGTTATGAAATTTATTTGGTATAATTAAACTACTGGGCTTAATATGGTCCTTCCAACGAATTTCCATAGTACGAGTAGTCTTACCGATATAAACTTTATCATTAATATCATTTATAATCTTATAAATTAGTCCCATTATTATCACTCCATACTTCATCTAATTGTTTAGTGAAGGATTTTAGATGATTCTCAATAGATTCTTCCATTCGCGCAGAAATCTTATGTTCCTCTCGTATCCATTTAGATATACTAGTAGGATGACAATTACAAATCTTTCCCAATTGTCCAAATGTAAAACCCATTTCAATCATTTTATTTATTTTATCTTTTAAGTTCATCTTTATCCCTCCAATAGAATAGTAGAAGTGAAAGAGAAGAAACATGATATTTTCTTCTCTTTCTAGATTTTTTTTTATTCTTTTTTACTTTTATCTTTGATAATTAGATTTAGAATAATTCCAGTTACAATGGCTAAACATATGCCTGTAATATTAAAATTACCATAAGTAATAGCTAAACCGGAAGTTCCTACCATTAACATAATAGCAAATATCCACATTGTTTTTTCATTGTCAAAATCAATATGTGCTTGCTTTAGATATTTAAGCGCGCTTGCGCCAATCATACCATAACAACAAATACTTGCGCCCGCAAAAGTAGCATTCGGCATTGCTTTAATAAAAGCATTGAATGGTCCAAGGAAACCCAATAAAATTAATTCAATTGCGGCTACAAGAGTCACATATACACTAGCACATTTACTAATAAGAATAGCAGAAAGATTCTCTGTATAAGTAGTATTGGGTTGCGCACCAATAATAGTACCAAGTAATGAACCAAGTCCATCGCCTGTCAAGGTTCGTGACAAATTCGGGTCTTTAAGAAAATTTCTACCACAGATATTAGAAGCATTAATCATATCTCCAAGATGTTCTGCAAGCGCGCCAAGAGCGACTAGAGCAAAACTTAGAATAATTTGAGGTACAACAGACCAATCGAAAGTGCTAAATGAAATATGTAAAAATGCAAAATCCGGTAGATTAAATACTGTCATAGATTTAAAATAATTTAAATCTACTAATGGTGCGACTCCAGTTAATGTAAGAATTAGACATACAATATAACTTCCTAGTACTCCAAAAAGAATAGGCCAACGGCGCATGATTCCCTTTCCATAGAATGCGCTTAAAAGTACTAATAACATACTCAATAGAGTAATACCTATGCCAAGTAATGAATATTCTCCATTAATTTGAGCATATGTTGGAATAAAAAATCCTAATTGAATTGAAATAATTAAAATAATTGCTCCAGACATAACAGGAGTAATTAATTTAGTAATCCAATCAATACCAAATTTTTTTACTAATCCGGCGGCAAGACAATAAATACAAGCTATTACTGCACCGCCGATAATTACACCTAAGAAATTCTTTTGAACAGGACCAGATAACGCTATCGCGCCAATAACTGCTGAGATTGTCGCTCCGCTGTTAGAGATTATAATAGGTGCGCGAAATTTTGTGATACATAGAAAGAAAATAGTAGAAATTCCTGCCGCTACCATACCTGCGCTTAAATCTACGCCAGCAATAAGACAAATAAGTAGGGTAGCCGTGATACAGGAAAGCATTACTTGAGTAGAATATCCAATCCATTCTTTAAAAGTTTTTGGTTTATCTTGTATACCATAAATTAAATTGCTCATAGTTTTTAACCTCTCATAGTAGTATAAGTTTTTGGAACATCAGTTTTATATGTAACAGAGCTGTTCATAACACTATCACCTTGTGAACAAGTTATATAATCTTTCCACCATTCTGGATTATTACCAGTACCATTATCACAAGTAACAGTCCAATAGTTTCTAGAGCAATTACATTGTGATACCCAAGGTGCATTAATGCGGCCGCAGCGAGGACATTCCCAGCCTTGTTCCGCCTTAGGTTGGGTGCATGGGCAATGCCAAGTTGTACTTGTGCTCGTCCCAGTGGTTGAATCACCAAGCTAAACTTTATCTGTAGTATTAATATCCATATTTACCTCCAATCTGTAGAATCAAAATCCATTTCTAATGGTTTTTCAAATTCATCTTCATGCTCTTTAATAAAAGCAATAGCGTCTTCAATATTACTTACAAGGATGCCGCCTTGCTTAATTAAGCCGGTAACATATAGATTCTGATAACTATATTGCTGTTCACCAAGAGAAGCAGCACCGCCTTTATCCTTAGCTTCACTATGCGTTAAGAACATCTGCCTATTGTCAGTACAGATACCAACAATATACTTATGATCGCCACGCTCAATCTTCTCATGAAATTTACCGATTTCAGCGCTTGTACCCGCGGGAAGACAATCGCCATCTATACAAGCAATAAGAATATCAGTATTATTTAATCTAGCATTGTCTGCCTTTGCAATCTCCTGTGAGCCAGCAAATTTCTTTTTGCCTTCAACTCCATTAATCTCAGTATTTTCAACTGGAGAATATAAGTTTACTCCTGGGAATGCTTCACGTACTTTGCGCGCCCACTCTGTATTTCTTAACAAATCTCCATAACAAAAAATACCACCAGCTAAATATATTTTCATATATATATAGAACCTCCATACTTTTTTTTAATTATACCATAAAATTCTAAAAAAGTCAAATAAAAAAAGAGGGACAACTCTATTGAGTTGTCCCAATGGTAACGGTCCGAGGCTTGTCGCCTCTATATATCAAGATAACTTGATATCAAATAATATGCGCGGCGAGTTCCGCTATTTCAGAGCGCTCAGTCTTGAGCATCTTAACAGTACCAAATAACTTATTTCCACTTAATGATGTTAATAATCTTTCAATACCATTATTACTTTCAAACTTCTTGCCATCTGTCTGTAGTGTATCACCGTTAATCCAAAGTTCAGAGTTTTTGCCGCAACGACTCACTAATAGCTTATAGCCACCACCAGTAATATTCTGACCTTCAGATACATATAGAATTACATTATCCCAACTCATACCACGAATAAAGCCTAAATTTACTGCTTCAATTAATCCTTCTTGTTCTGCGCGTTGAAGCCCTTCTTCGCCAAGTATGCTAATAATTGGGCCAAGACCCCATTCAATTTTCTTTTGTAGAGAACCCTCAAGGAAGCCAATTTCTGGCGCATCTTTAAATGGAACAAGATTGCGGATATAAATAATTTTATCTTTCTTTCCAGATTGTACTAGGTCCCAAGCATGTAAGAACATTAGATAATCCTTACCCGATCCTGGAACACCAGTAAACAATTTAACTGGAATGTTGGGATTTTGTAATAAGTCAAATGCCATTTTCTGTTCTATATTTAACGGGCGGATTGTTTGACCCAAGAAGTCATTTTTTAATTCCTTATACTTTAATGGTCTATATTCATGTCCGTCCCAAAATAGAACATCCTTTAATATGGAACCCTCATAGATTTCAGCAAATTCATTAGTTTTACATCCTAATGTATTTATTTTAGGATCAGCATATAGCATTGCCATTTCCTTTTCGTCTGGATAATATTTACCCCAACCTGCCCACTCTTCTTCACGTTTATCAGCCTATTCTGTGCCCATTGGATATACGGCTTCAAGATGTGGCATTTCAAGCGCGAATAGATATTGTAACGCATCGCTTGTCATAAATATCATCTATTGCCCATGTTCGGCTCCATATATTTCAGCCGCGCAAATAATACGATGATCGGGTATATTACTCAAGAATGGATACTTTTTCAATACCCTATCAATCTTCTTATTATCAATCATTACTGTTTCAAATCTGCCTGTTGTCAGAATTGAGCGTACTGCTTCGCGCGCCCTAAACTTTGTTCTTTCATCTTTATCACTATTCTTAATATGCTCTAATTCTTGAATTGTTATTGTACTAATTGCTATGTCTACTTGTGGATTTAATAATCCATTCTAATGTAAAAGTGCTGATGTATCAGCCCAATGTTTTATCATTTACCTCACTCCTCGGTTTGTCCATAGATTCGGTCAATAAGACCTAGTTCTAACATTTCTTGACTATTCAAGAACCATTGATGGCGAGATTTACTTTCATATTGTTCTTCAGTAATTTTTGTATTATTAATAAAGAACTCACGAATTTGCTTATCGACATTATCATTGAAGGCCATAATGTCATTAGCGGTTTTAGTCTCTTGCGCAGCTAATGCTACGTATCCATCATGTATTAGAGCATATGAACATGGAAAACAGGAACGAATAACATTTTCATTCTTACCACCACCGGCGAGAATGACAGCCGCCATAGAACAGGCATAACCTGGAACTATGATATTAAGCGGCTTTGAATATTGGGATATATAGTGAGCAAGGAAAAAGCCGTCAGACACAGAACCGCCGCTACTATTCATAATAATAGTTACTGGCTCAGTAGAACTATCTTGCTCAAAATCGCGTAGAGGAAGATATACTTTTTCAATTAGATCTTCTTGCACGTCACAATTAAATATAATTGTTCTATGATTTATTAACTAATTAAAATACTGATACATGGCGGGGTCAAACCCGTATGTCTACATAGCATTAAATAGTTCCTCTAAATCCATATGAACCTCCTCAGCGTAGAATACGCTTAACCTAATATTTTAGCGAGTGTGCAGTCTTCTTTAGAAATGTCACCCTCTCTAATTCGCTTTAGAAGCGGATGGCGAATTGAGATACCGTTTCCTTCAGAATCTGCTTTCGCTGAGCTTACCATCATGCCCGAAAGAGAAACTGGGCAACCAATCCATCTTTCAGGTTCATCGCGCAGAGAAGTTTTGAAGTCCTCTGTTAGACCCGATACTTTACACAATGGAACCTCATTTTTATTACTATCATAAACTGACACTTGAATTGCGCCCGGCCAATTATTAAAATAGTTCTTTGTAATTGGAATATAGGCACCGCCAGTTTGATATTCACCGAAGTAGGAACCAACTAGCTTTTCTCCAGTTCTCTGATTTTCCCAGAGTTGCCAAGTCCCTAAATCTTTTCCTGTATATACGCGTTCGCCAGGGACAATGCCAGTAATGAAAGCATCAATTTCGGATGAAATTTCCTGTTTTACTTTAACTGTATCCCACGCGTGCGGACCACGTTTACCAGGGATATATTTGCAATCTTTTCGATAACATACGCATCCTTCACCGCCAGCGGCAAAGATTTCACCCATTTTATCGAAAAAGTTATTATCCATTTCATAGTATTCTACACCAGATACCAATGGAGAATTGATGCGGCCGACCACTTCTGGAATATGCGCAATGCGCTCTTCAAAAGGCCAGTCCATCATATCCATTCCACCAAGTACGAGAACATCAAAGATGCGCCATCTAAGAGGATTATCTTTCTGCCGCGCAAGCGCCTTTGGCGGAAGGCACCTTAGAATAGATCCAACATCTTTATCAATACCATCTGGTAGGTATACTTCTCCAAGTATTACAGTAGTGTCACCAAATGGAGAACATACATCATTCCAAAATAATACTTTATCCTGTACTTCTCCATAAGTTTTTGTTACAGTAGAAATACCGCGTGTCTGTAGAGCCTGTCTATCCTTAGTAATTACGGCTCTTGTCCAGTTTCCATCTGTCTTTAAACCGAACATATAATTACCACTATCAATCATTTGTTCAAGTTTTGCGCGCCGAGCATCGGCACTCATAGTTGAAGGTGGGGCAAAATAACGCATAGGCTCCATTTCAAAATAATTCATATAGTTCTCCTTTAAATAAATTTTAAATCTTCAAGTATTGTAATCGCGCTCTCTCTCAATGTATCTAATCCCTCATCATTATGAATTATATAATCAAACGCGTAATGGTCAAGTGAGGTTTCACTAGGATGATTGCGCTGGTCTTCTGTTAGAGTTGGATTAAGCCATTCGGTTCCATCTGCATTTTTACGTTCAATACGAACACTTACACTATTTTTCAAATTCTCTAATGAAATATCAACCTCATTTGGAAAACGCGCATCTGGAATAATAGCCACATCAAAGTCTTTGTATGGTTCAAAGGCTTGAATTAAACCAACAACAATTCCGACCCAAAAATTAGGATGTTTCGCGCGCACAATATCTGTTCCTACCATCTGTAGGAGTGTACGCCCAACTTCATCTTTCTTACCATCCCAATCAAGGAAATCGCGGCAAAACCATTTAACAGCATCAGCATAGTGAATTACTAGTGCTTTCTGTCCATGTTTTGCTAATTCTTCTTTCATAAATTGTGCGGTCATATCTTTTCCGCTTCCAGATTTACCGCTTAAAATAATTGTACCTTTCATTCTTTCATCAACTCCATTTTCATATTGAAGTAGAAACGGAGAAAGTTTACTTCTTCTTCACTTAAAATTTTATCATAATAATTGGTGACATTATCTAAGAATTTTGCGGCTTCAATTGGATTATGTTGCGACATAGCTAATCGCCAAGCAATTTCCGCTAATTCTTTTGTATTATCACTAACATTCTCAAATATCTCCTGCATTCTCCTTCGCCTCCAACTGGAGTTTATTTAAGGCATCAAAAAATGCCTGAACATCATCTTTATTGTCTAGGGTGATTTTCATAACAGCTTTGGGCGCGATACGCTCATCATCAGCAGGCATATTAAAAACATAATAATGCTCATTATCCTCTTTTGGAATAATACGCGTACATAGATGAATACCAGTATTCTTGCTTCTAATCTTCATAACAGTTATATCCTGTTCATAATACTGTTCAACATCCATCATTTCTTTATTTAGCTGTCCAAGAAAACCAACATATTCATCGCGTGTTACTTCATAAATACTATTATCCATTGTCTTCTCCTTTAAAATTATCTTTTAAATTTTGTGCGGCCATCTGTGCTAGACGGTCACATTCATTATTCCAATAGTTAATACCATGTCCTTTAACTTTAGAGAAGTTATACCAAAAATTATCAAAATATGGAATTAAAGGAATCCATAAGTCTTGATTAGCAACATCTTCTCCTTTAGCATTAACCCAGCCATTTCGTTGCCAATTCTGATACCATTCATCATTATAACAGTTAATGACATAGGCCGAATCACTATAAATAGTTACTTGCTCATTGGGATGCCGGTTCTTTTGCGCGAACTCTAAGGCATTACGTACCGCTAACAATTCCATACGCTGATTTGTGGTCCCATATTCGCTTCCGGCAACTTCATAAATTCGTTCTCCACCACGAAGAGCGATAAAAGCCCAGCCGCCAAATGTTGCCTTAGCTCCTAATTTCTTACAAGAGCCATCTGTATATATTTCAAGTTGTGCAATTTGCGCTCTGCTTCTTCTCTCTTGAATCATATTATCCTCCTTTCACTTAATTATATTATACTCTAATTTAAGTAAAAAGTCAATTATTTGATTCGGGTGGAATTTCTGGAAGAGCCATAATTTGTTCGAAGTATACTTTGCCCTATCCATTGCCATTTAGGCCATCGTGATAAACGCCATATATATCATTTACTTCTCGTTTTTCTGCCGCGGAAGCCCATTTGCGTTCATCAACTAGAATTTTCTTCCAATTGTATAACGTGTCAAAGAGTTCCATTTTTGTACCTTCTCCAATTATAGCAAGACGCCCATCCATATGAGTTATATGACTTTGTAAATTATCTACTTTGGATTTTAATTCTTCGACCTAGCCGCCTATATTATCAACCGCGGTTGCTACCGCGTGCAGCTTATCATTATTTTCTTCGGCCCTATCTAGAAATTTGTCCATACGTATAAGACGTTTTTGCTCTTCGTCATATTTCTCTTTGAAATGCTTGAAGAAGTCACCTAACTTGGACATTGGAATCACCCCCTTCTTTGGAAGAAAATTTTTATTTTAGATTCTATTTGATAATAGAATATTAGAATATTGAAGATAATTGAGATATATAATTCATAAAACCCGCCATAAAATGAATTTGTATGGTGGTGCCAGCAATTGTTGAAGCGGCAAGACCTGACCAACTAGTTTCTGAAGAAGCGGCAGGATCTGGACCATTAATTACTGCAGTAGCAGTTTTTGATGGATCGATAGATAGCCCACTTAAAATAGAATTCATTTGATTAATTAAATTATTTAAAATTACTGATATTGGATAATATATGCCACCTATATCATATATATGTAAACAATCTACTTTTGAAACTGTAGATGCTATTTGATTATGTATATCTTTAATGCCAGCTTCAGCGATAGATTTTATATCATCAAACATTAATAAGCCAGCGAATAATGATAAATAAGTTTCTAATGGGTCTTTATTATTTGCTAAAGTAGCATTACTTATATTAATTAAATAAAGTATTAATGTATTTGGATCTACCATATTATTAGCTAAAATTGGAGAAGCATATAATTTAGAAAGCGCAGATAAAATATTCATTTTACGTCCATGAAAATCATCAAAATCTGAATCTTTGGTTTCAGCACTTTTATATAATTTTAATGATTCATGAGCAATAAAAAACTAATCATTTAATTCTGAAATTTTATTTAGAGCTGTAGCAGTTTTTTTAATTTCTTTCTATGCGGCAGCTGATAATTGCTATTCTTTTTTAATCATATTATTAAAATTTTCTAATGTGATCTATTCCTATTCTTCAAATGCTGTAGAAAATAAATCGCCAATATTTTGTGATAATTTCATTAATTCTTTTTGTTGTTTATTTTCTTTTCTTGTAAAAGTAACTGTGCCTATGGGTGCGATTAGATCAGCTCCAATATTACCACGTACATTAATGGCAGACATTAAAATACGCCGCAGAGATTCATAAAAATTACCATGAGAGGTCGCAGTATGAAAAGAGAAAGCATATGTATTTTCTAACTATTGATCTACATTATTATCATATGTTTCAATTAGTCCTTCGGCCTATCGTATCGTATAAGATATTTTTTTAGATGTCTATATTTTATTTTTTTCCTCATCTTTAGCCTATTGAACTAAAGTTTTTAATTCATTATAATCGGCTGCATTAAGATATGTTGCATGTAATATAGATTTCATTTCATTTAACAATTCTAATAATTCAGTTCTATCTTTTGATCGCATAATTTTTTGTAAATGTGTTTCTTCTCCCATAATACCACTTTTACTGGCATATTCCTATACTAATTCTTCAATATTTTTAGCTTTAATTTTTCTATATGAAATTTTTTGTGATGATTCCTCTTCTACCCAGGCATTAAAATCAGCAAATAAAAGAGCATATAATTCCTAATTTAAACCCGGAATATCTGTTCCGCCTAGTTTACCAACCACAAATTTCTGTAAACTCTATTTTAAGGCTCTATCCCTTTTAACTTTATTATTTTCATTACGCTATTCACTCTAATTTAATATAAATTGTTCAATGTCTTCTTGCATGCGATAATTTAATCGCTATGAGACTCTATAACTAGAAACAGGAGTAGCCAATTCATTTAAACGGCGTTCATATGTATTTAAACTTTGTTTAATAATATTAATTGCTTGAATTAACTATACTTCACCAGACTAAAAATTTGTAAAATCTAGATCCTTTATTCTTTCTTTCTAAGCAATTAACTATTTCTATAAATTTTCAGGAATATCTTTATCCTATAAATGCTAATCAATTTTTTTAATATAATTCTATATTGCTTGATGTTCTTTCTATGCTTGTGTTGCAGCAATATTTTTTAATTGATTTATAGCATCTAAAATTGGGAAAATAGTCTCACCCTAAGCATTAGTAGAATTGGTGGGATTAAAAGTACTATAGGCCTGTGCTTTTGCTGCAAAGTCAGGATCAGTATCACGTAATGAACTTAAATAAACATATGTACCTAATGTTTGAGGAATCATCATTTTCACCACCAATAAAACAAGCTATCCCAAAAACTGGAATAGCTCTTTCTCTCAAAATTAAGTCCCACTCTTACAACTGAATACTATAAATTTTTTTTACATCGTGCTTACGAATTTCTTCATTCATAATATCAGTATCCTCAAATCCCTGCGCCTTCATTGTAAGCACATTAAGTACCCAAGCAACACCACGGAAAACCGCACCGGTATCCATATCAACTTTAGTATCGAGCGCAAGTTTGATTGGCTGTGGATCCAATGAATCATCTAGTCTAATCGGAATCAGAGTAGGAAGTGCAAGAGTTGGAGTATGACCAAAGATACACTTCTTATTATCGCGCCAGACATTATCAATATGAGTACGATCCCATATTACATGGGTACGATGATATGAATCTATTTCGCGCCCATAGTACTCACACTCCTCAACATATTCAAATATTTGAGGATTACCACCCGCATGACAGAAGTCACACTTATCCGTACTAAAGGTAAGTGGAAGCCGCTCAAGCCGCTCAATGATCCCCATCGGTGCGCCATCTTCAATCCATGCAATAAGAGTATCCAGACCACCATTATAAATATGATGCTGGATCGCGGGCAAATCCATATTCTTCTCTAATGTTGCATTTAATGCTCTAGTAATTTTAGCACGATCGGTAGTTTGAAAATCAAATATCTCATTGATTTGTCGTGCAGCTTTACAAAATAATTCCTCATGATTTCCCATTAGATATACAACTTGTGGATTATTCAAAAGTTCCTTTATAATTTCATATCCGCGCTCACCACGGTCACAGGCATCGCCACCAAAGATAATCATGGCTTCCGGATCTTGTTCATTACAGTAATCCATAATAGCACGATATAAATCGTACATGCCATGAATATCTGTGAAATAGAATATATCCCTCAATTTACTTCTCCCCTTTCATAAATATTATATCAGAAAATAAAAATTTTGTCAAATAAAAAAGAAGGCTGATTTTACTCAGCCTTATCAAGTTTTCTCAAGATGCGTTTCAGCTTATTGATGAGGTGCTTGTTGCCCTCAGCATCACGCTCCTGCATCAGATTAATGCGATATAGGCACCGCAGCCGACGAGTTTCATTGTTCATTATATATAATCCTCCTATAAATGGATTCAATTTTATCAAAGTTATCAAACATACCGCAATCATACTTTTCATATAGATTATAATAACACACAGTTAAATAAAAATCACTCATTTTATTTTTATATACTTCTTCTAGCGGCAAAAGTGTCCAATTTGGTTTAAGAGAAACAATTTTATCCCATACATTATTCATAGTGCGATACTTGCGCGCAGTCATTTCTTGTCTAATATAGTAGGTATAGGAAATAAAATGATCAAAGTCA